GTCCACCCGCATTAACTCCGCCCCTCATCTGATCGATATATAATCCATCAGTGTAGAACTTGAGTTTTTCTTCTTTGTTCTCCAGAATGTCATCACCCTCGACAGGCTTCATCCCTAACTGCATATTAAGATCAAAAGAAACATATTCCCCGGCATCATTCTTCAAACGGTCAACCTTTACAACAGGGGTTGAACCGCCTTCCGGGCCAGTAAACTTCTTGGACCAGAAAGATTTTCTCGGGGTGTCAATTGCTAAAAATGCGGAATACTTTTTAACCGCTTTGGGATCATTCAGACCGATAATTGTTTTACTCATGGTATTGCTCCTTATATTGATTGTTTTTCGGTCTTACCCTGCCGCAATTGACAGAGGAGCTATACTGAACCACTGACCTTGTTAAAACTTTAGAACTACATCCAAAGGCCTTACGCCTTTGCGTATGCTTCCAATTCTGATTCAGATAATTTTGAGAGTGCTATCTCATACTCAGCACCTTCAAGCTTATCTAAATATTCATAACCGTCATCCGTGTTTTTGTCGGATGCCGGTACATCTTTTAATGTTTTGGGTCCTGTACGCTTTCCAGAAGATTTCTTGGCAGCTTTGAGAGCCTTTTCCCCGTCTGAATCCTCTTTTTTATGGCTTTCTTTACTGTCCTGAATTCCAAAGGCAGCCTTGATTGATTCTTTTGCTTTGGCAAGTATCTCAGGACCGGCTTTTGATTTCCATTCTTTGACCCCCAGAAGCCGGTTGACCTCACGGGCAAAGGCATCATAGACAATAGGATTTTGTTTAAGTTTGGCATTATCCTTGTCACTGAAAAATTCTGACTGTTCAGACTCCCATGTTTTTTCAGCAGAAATTCGGCTTGTTTCTTCCCGGACAATTGCCCGGGTACGCTCCCTTTCAACTGCAAGCAATTGTTTTTTGTAATCATCAAAATCAATGTCACCTTCATCCAGCTTTATATCCAGGGCCTTGATCTTGTCCTCGTATTCGTTGTCTACAGACTGCTTACCGTCATCAGAGGAAGAAGCGTCAGTATCATCTGCATCTGTGTCAGTCTTCTTATCCTCTTTGTCGTCGCCCTCTTCATCATCCTTCGTCGCATCGTCTTTAGAATCATCATCAGTGCCGTCATCTTCTGATTCATCCTCATCAGCATCATCATTTTGGCCATCATCGATGTCGTCTTTGTCATCATCAGAGGACTGGTCTTCTTGGTCTTGGGTTCCCTTATTCTCCTCGTCATCCTCATGCACATCATCGTTCTGATCATCTGAAGCATCTCCCTCATCATCTTCGATTGCTGCGATTTCTTCTTCAGACAGTCCATCAAAATCGTTGCTGTCGCTGTCACCCATGATTACTTTGCTCCTTTTTTCTTGTTATCGGATTTGATGCCATGTTCACCTTGTTTAGTGGCCATGACTCTGTCTTTTGTTTTAGTTACTGCAGGCTTTACTTTCTGATTTAAAGCTTTATTACCGATCTGGATGTCATGCAGGGCCTTGGCCTTGTCGATCCTGAGTTTTTCTTGATCAAATTTTACACCTGCCCTGGTTGCCGCTGCATCCTCAACATTCTTATCAATCTCACTTTCAAGCTTACTCATTTCAAGCTTTTGCATTGTTTCATCAAACAGGGCCTGGGCTTCATCCGCCTGCCTTTGTGCATCCTGTTCAGCTTGAAGGTCTGGATCATTCTGATCCGCATCCGGGTCACTTTGTCCATTAACCATTCTGATTCTGGCTACAAGATCCTCCTTGCCCGGGATATCTGACAGATCAACCACAAGATCAAGAAGGTTGATTGCAATCTCAGGTGCCATGTCCTTGATCATTTCCATGAGGGTTTCAAAGGTGGCTTGCCTGATACTGGCTGTCCATGCGGAAGAATCGACTACAAAATCGGCCTGGGCCTTGGTGATATCATTTAAAGGGTCGTTTGTTTCCGGGTCCACACCATTAATTTCAATGAATTCAGGCTGATTTTTCTCGTTTGTAATCCTGAATATTTTCTGATCCGTGTAATACTGTTCAATCAAGGAGAGGATAATTTCACCAAGCATTTGGGTAGAAACTCTCAAATTATCAAATACTTCTGAATTGACAATATTTCCCTGTTCCTTCCTGGCTTCGATAGCTTTCCCGGATATGGCGTTTGTTTCCCGACCCATCTGTTCGTCGGTTACGCCACCAACAGCCTCAATATATTCAGCGTCCTGGTTCATCAGTGCAACATGCTCTTGAGCCAGGCCCCTATCGTTGTTGATCTCAATCTCAGATCCTTTTTTCTTTTTTATAATGCCGTCCGGCCGGGAAACTTCGTCTGCCAATTCATCCCAATCGGTTACGGCATCATCATCAGCAATGATCTGATTGGTACTAAGGATGAATAGGGCCTTGCTCCTTCTTTTATTCAGATCGTCCTGGATATCTCTTAGATTACGGACTGGACCATATTGAGTATTATCTTTCTTTTTCCTGAACCCCCAAATGGGAATAAAGGGGAACCGATTATGGTTATAAGGTGATTCTTGATCCTGTAAAACCAGATCCCCGGCAAAAATCATGCATCGGATAACCATTCTGATGCTGCTTGTGAGCGATGCGTATCTGCCTTCTACCAGATCCTTATGTGCTGGGTCATCAGCATGATATTTCTGCCCTCTAAGCGTGCCAAGATCTTGGGTACCATTGTCCATGATTTCAATGTTTTCAGGAGTTTTATACCAGCACTCAACCAGTTCAAGCCTATTTCTCTGGGCTCTGTCGGTACCTTCAAAACCCGTCATTTCTATCATGGATTCAAGGTCTGTATCTTCGTCAGCATACTCTTGAGAATAGGCACCCTCATCAATAACAGAACTGTTTGCCAATATTTTTAAAGCCCCTGAAAACTCACTGAACATGGAACATGCCACATCCAGATCAACCCGTTTACGCCTGAACATAAATCTGGCATCTTTGAGATCCAAACGAACGGACAACGGGTCATACCAAATGTTTCTCCAGTCCTCATAATCAATGAATATAGGTTCTTTCGTGACATCTTTTGTGACACCTGCTTCAAGCCATCCTAATCCTGATATAACAGTATCTTTAAACGCCTGTGACCTCTCGGTCGGTAATTTGTTGACGTCTGAAAGATATTTAAGGATATGGGTTTTGGCCTCGGCAGGTTTGGCATCCTCTGAAGTTCTTGGCAGGACCCTGAAATCTATCCGATTCTTTTTTTCTGAACCAATGATCCAGTCAATTGTGGGCTTAACACGATTGAAAACAGTTGCAATCTGACCCCTGGCTTCCACTTCCGCCTTATCGTCCGGGTCCCATTGATCACCATCATAGATATCATGGTCTTTGAGGCATTCAGCACGGGCAGGCGCCTGTATTGACCTTGTATATGCCCACCACGCCTTGATTTTGTTCAGCTTTTCCCTTTGTTCTTCTGTAATCTCAGGAGAAACTTTGTTCTTTTCACCCTTGAGGTTGTCGGCAAACATGGCCTGGCTTTCAGATGATTCGCTCATATAATCACCTTGTTTCCATTGATTTTTATTCCATCACCAGAACGACCCCCTGGGGTTGTAGCAGGGGGAAGGAGAGGTTCCGGTGTGGCCGACAATAACTCTTCGATGCCGTCTTCAATAGCCGTGGCAACCTCGGCCATACGCTGGCTGGTCACGACACCAAGATTGAATTGATAATAAATTAATGAAGTAATGTTATACATCCATTTGGTAAAATCCGGGTTCTTATCAGGAGTGTACATCCATAAATCTTCCATCCGGATACAAAAATTTGCAGTGTGTCCTTCCCTTGGAAATTTTGGGCATATAAGCAGCACGGGCTCGGGCTCGTCGTCAATCGTCCGATATGCTATTCTTCTAATTACTTCCGCCATTATGCCGCCATCCCTGAGCGTCTCCGCCGTTTTGATCTGGTTTTTACAATCTGCACCGGCTCTGCAAACGTCAGTGCAAGGCCATCACCTTCATCCGGGGATCTGCCTATTCTTTTTTTGATATCTTCCTTGGGCTCAAGCTGCTTCTGAGTTGTGCTGGTGTATTTGTACCCAGGGGCTGTAAGATCAGCTTGAAGGGTATCAACGTCGGGTAGCTGTACTTCTTCATCCGACTCAAGCCATTTCCTGATCTCATCCCACATTTCTGCACGGCGATTTTTATAATGCTCCGGGTCCATGGCCTTGCTGCCGAAATTAACAAGAGTTACTCTATTTCCAAAGCCCATTTCAACCAGCCGGTCATACATGCCAGATCCGCCGCCCCGATCAATGAACATCCTGTCAACGGGTTCATTCTCCAAGATCATCCGGGCCTGACCAGCCTTGGCCATATCATCCAGTTTGTGGTGGGATTCTATATTCCAGGCTCTTCGACCCTGACGTCTGATAAATGTGGTCGCATCGTCACCTTCACGGGCAGGATCACAGCCAACGACATAAGCACCATATTTGGGAACACCCATTGTTTTTCTGGCCGTCAATACTGATTCCGCAGATATCAAGGAATTGATACCCGTTGTCTGGAAAGCTTCCGCCGCATTCCCGGGATACTCTTGTTTGAAAAGAAGAGGATCACCAAGCTCAACAATTTTGAACCGTCTCCAATAAATCTGTTCATCATCCAGCTTGTAAGCCTTTTGATATGCTGCCTCTTCTATGGACGGGATAAATTCCGCATCACTCGGGACAGTCTTTCTGTATTCCGATTGCCAGTACCAGGGAATAAAAATTGCAATGTATTCGCTTTTTCCCTTCTCCGCATCCTGCCACATTTTATGGAACATATTCCCCAGGCCATTGGCCGTGGATTCAAGGATGATCTCTTCAGCCATTTCAGCAGCCTGGAAGACACCTGTTTTGATCTCATCTGTATTTTCCCAGAAAGCAACCTCAGAACCATGGAAAAAATCTATCGTGTCGGATCTTCCCACATTCTTTGAACCAGCCGTGCCCAAGCCATATGCTGAATCAATCTTATCAAACACCAGCTCTTTTCTATTTGAAAAGGAAGTGGACGGGCGAACTCTTTTTGGACAATGCTCATGATACCTTTTGACCATGTTGAATAAGTTTGTGGTGGCATCATCCATGTGAGCCAGGATAAAAGTCTTAACTCCACGCCGGTGGGTGGTATTGTTGTAATACCTGCCACCCACATATGTGCTGCACCCTTGTTGACGGCCTTTCAGCAGTAATGCCCTGATCTTGCCGGTCTTGGCTTTTTGTTGCTCTAATTTGTCATGGAGATATAATTGAGCCCGGTTGAAAATAAACGGGATGATCTTTTGCAAACGGCCATCCACCAGGACAGCTTTTTTGGTTCGGATCTTGAGACACCTATTAGCGTAATGAAGCAGGTCATTCTTCAACCTGCTCTTAGCCCTCAAATCTCTCTCTGTTGTAATCTCAGTTACCATTGTTCAATTATTCCAAATAGTCCAGGGTATCTTCGTGCGTTACATTGAGCTTCAAATCACCATCCAAATTCTTCATATCCGGCCACCGTTCCCGGTTACGGTTGCGAAGCCAAAACGTTTGAGCTTTGACATCACCTGCTACCTGCTTTCGAACCCTTTTTGTGACTTCCATATCCCCGTCTTCATCCAGCTCCTTGGTAGTTTCTTCATAACTGTAGCCAAGGGCTCGTTTTAGCAGAGCTGTTTCAACATTCTCTGTGTCATATTTATCTTTTCCGGTCTTAATGGCGTTCAAGAACTCAGGATGGTCTTTTTTCCAATTGTTAATTAAACTTTTTGAAACCCTGAAAAGTTTGGCCAACTTGAGATCGGTAAATCCGTTCTCACAAGCAACCTGGGCCATGGAAACAAATTCTGGATCATAAATAACTTTAGTACCTGTCTTAGTGAGTCTTACAGGGTTTTGTTTTTTACTTTTTCCCATCAACCCCTCCTATCCGGCCCATCCTGATATTGATCGTTTACGACTGACATCTCTCCGGGTTCATCATGCTTTCTGCGGCCATACAAAATCATGTCATGCTGGGCGATATCAATTGCGTACTTGTCAGTCCGGCCATAGAGTATTTTAAAATGATCTGAAGTATTCTGCTTATCAGCAAAACGATCTTGCAGCGTATCCCGGC